GGCGACGCTTTCCCGAGTGCTGCCGGTTTAGCTGATGAGTTAGGGATTTCCCGTAGTACATTGTACAAATGGGCTGACGAGAATGTTTACTTTTCGGACATGTTAGACAGTATTAATGTGAAGCAAGAGCGCGTACTGCTCGCTAACGGCATCACAGGCGAGTTTAACGCTGCTATTACTAAGCTAGTACTGGCCAAGCACGACTACTCAGATAAGGTCGCACAAGACGTTACAAGCTCAGACGGCTCTATGAAGCCTACTATCATCGAGTTGGTTGGGGTCACCAATGAAAGCTCAGCTGAAGATACCGAATAAGCTCGTACCTGTATTCCAGGGTAAGACTCGTTACCGTGGTGCTTACGGTGGCCGTGGATCAGGCAAGACGCGCACGTTTGCGCTAATGACTGCAGTTCGTGGCTACCAATGGGGGATGGAAGGTAAGACCGGCCAGATCCTCTGTGGTCGTGAGTTCATGAACTCTCTGGATGATTCGTCACTGGAAGAGATCAAGGCTGCGATCAGCGAGGTCGATTGGCTGGCTGATTACTACGAAGTGGGGGAGAAATATATTCGTAGTAAGGATGGGCGCATCTCGTATGTGTTCGCAGGCTTACGTCGCAATCTGGACTCAATCAAGTCTAAGGCCCGTATCTTGCTGGCCTGGGTCGATGAGGCTGAGACAGTCTCTGACACCGCCTGGCAGAAGCTCATACCTACAGTGCGTGAGCATGACTCTGAAATCTGGGTCACCTGGAACCCTGAGTCAAAAGAATCTGCAACTCATAAGCGATTCCGCCAAGATCCGCCAGGTGGCGCCAAGATCGTCGAGATGAACTACATGGACAACCCATGGTTCCCTGACGTTCTTGATCAAGAGCGCCTGCTAGACAAAGAGAAGCGACCTGAGGCTTACGATCACATATGGCTCGGTGATTATTTGACGCATAACGAGGGCGCATATTATGCGATCGAGATGCGAGATGCTAAGTCTTCTGGCCGCATTGGCTTTGTGCCTTATGAGCCTAGCCTGGGTGTAGTAACTTCTTGGGACCTTGGAATCGGTGATAGTACATCAATCGTATTCTGGCAAATTTCTGGGGCAGAGCTGCGCGTTATAGATTACTACGAGAATAACGGCGTCGGATTAGACCATTACGCTCGTGTCCTGCAAGAGAAAGGCTATGTCTACTCTGAGCATATCCTTCCGCACGACGTACAGGTTAAAGAGCTAGGCTCTGGTAAAAGCCGGATAGAGACGCTCGACAACCTCGGTATTCGACCCATTACGATAGCGCCAAAGTTAGGAGTAGATGACGGCATACAGGCTGTCAGGTCTATTCTTCCACGGTGTTGGTTCGATGCTGAGAAGACAGAGCGTGGTATCGATTGCTTACGTCAGTATCACCGTGAGTACAACGAGAACAACAAGTCTTGGAATGGCCGGCCTAAGCACGACTGGGCATCACACGGCGCAGACGCATTCAGATACTTTGCTGTGGGCTACTCGCCTATCTCTAACTCCTGGGCTGAACCTATTAGACGTGGCATGAAAGGGGTGGCATAATTCCAGTAATTATTATTTGGAATAATCCATGGCACGTTTCGATTCTCTCTGGGACCTAATAACAGGTGGTGCTAAACAAGCGCCAGTTGATCCAGTTACAGGCACAGTCTCTAAGCTAGATGAAGCTGTGATGAATATGCGTCAGAACAAGATGCAGGCTAACCAGGTCGAGAAGGCTCTGATGGGTATGAATGCAGGCGTTAAGCGTGCTGAGATACAAGATACTGGCCTCGATCGCTGGCTGGCTGAGCAAGGTGGCTCTGTAACGCAACGCGACATAGCTGAGTACTTGGACCAGGCTCGTGAGCCTATTGGCGTGACTCGCTATGAAACAGCGACATACCCACCTCTTGAGTCATTACCACCGTTGCAACCAGTGCCTAGTGATGCTTTTGGCATGACAGATGAGTTGAGATCACTTGAAAACCCACCCATGCAGCTAGACTTTACTGAGCCTGTTAGTGGAATTCGTTATCAAGTTGAGCCTACTCATGATCGCTCAGTGTATAGAACCTATGAGCATGCTGGCGACCGAAGGATTCCTCTAACAGTTGGTACGACGCCACAGCATTTGTTAGATCAAGGTTTAGCTCAGATAATGCAACCGCCAAGAAATATGGATGAAGTGCTTCAGGCTATTAATCAGCGCCGCATTGAAGGCTCGGATACTACTAAACATTCTGGCGTTACTGACCCAGGTCTTGATCTAAGCACTTACAAAGAAGATGTAATTACTCTTCCAGCTCGTGGAAAAGAGCCTGGAGTATCCTACAAGCATGAAAGTCATTGGCCAGGCGTTCAGAATCCAATGATTCACCTACGAAGCTCGCACCGTGAGTTAGATGACGGTAGCTTTGCGGTACACGTTGAAGAGCTGCAGTCTGACTGGCACCAAGAGGCAGGCAAGCTTGGCACTTACTTTAGCGATGAGAATTTCCTTAATGCTGTAGAGCAATCTGAGAAAGCAAACAGAGCACTGACCGATTTGGCTCCAAAAGGTAACTTTGAAACAGATACCATGGATATGGTTGATGGTATTGACTCTCGTGTGTTCTATCATTCACCAGATGACAGGAAGTATCAGGTAGCAAATATTGAGATTGATAGTCAAGGCGATAAGACATTCAACGTGATGTATAGTGGCATCAAGGCAGCATTCCCAAATGGCGCTCCAGACAACTTAGAAGACTTGCTAGAAGCAGCTGCAGATAAACAGATAGCTGTTCGTAACGTAAATCTAGCTCCACCTGAAGCGCCAATGCAAAAAGGTGAGTGGCAGAAGTTCGGCATCAAGCAGGCTATCAAGCGTGCTATCGATGAAGGCGCAAGCGGCATCACATTACCTAGCGGCGATGACATGATCATGAAAGAAAACGTCATGGGTGATGCAAGAATAGAGAATGGTCTTCGTAGAAACTACGATCAGAAGCTACCGTCTGTCCTGAAGGATATCGGTAAGCAGTACGGCGTTAAGCCTGAGATGCGTAAGATGTACTACGGTGATGAAGAGGTAGAGCGTTTATACTTACCATTGACCGACGAGATGATCGAGAAGATCAAAACCGAAGGCATGAAGAAGTACGGTAAGACAGAACAGCCACAGGGCATCCTTGGCGCATTAGGCGATATGTATGTCTAACCCAGTCGTTGAAGAAGTCGTTAAGCTCATCAAGTTAGGCTTACTCAAGCCTGACATGGCTGCATCACCCAGGGCGATTAAGAACGCTCAGGAAGAGTTCAGCAGCCTAATGAAGAAGAAGCACTATCGCGAGATGGTTGCTAAAGCTGCAGACGAAGGCTTTGAAAGTGTATATGTACCAGAAAACGTACAGCACCAGATCGTAAAGCCAGAAGACTTCGCTGGCCACGCATTGGTTAACTATAAGACCGATCGCAGTGACCTGGGTGTTGTTGATCGATTCCTCGGTACTCAGATGGGTACAAAGGTCCAGTCTGGCACTAAGTTCACACCAAAGAACGCTGAAGAACTCATTGGTTGGATGTCTATGGGGTCTGATACTGGTATGTCTGGTATCGCCAACAAGGCGCATCGCAAAGCCATAGCTACTGAGAACCTGACTGATATGCCATCAGCTGCAAGCAGTGTTCTTATGGGTGAAGAGTCATCACGATTCAGCGTGCCAGTCGCTGAGATGATGCTGAAGCTCGTTAAAGACAACATGCCATCTAAAGATTCTATCAAAGCATTTGATGCTGAGATGCGTAAAACTGATAAGAAGTGGGTTGGCCTGGAATCAGATGAAGCGCTAGAGCAGCTGAAAGGCTTAGGCGATCACACCATGAAAGGCGCAGGCGCTCACCGTAAGCGATTCCTGCAGGTGCTAGAGAAGCCTGAGTTCCGCAAGATGGGCTTCCCACAGCCAAACACCGCATTGCCAATTATCGATAACCCTGAGTACGCAGGACTACCTACTGGCACTCAAGGCTTGAATATGTGGCTACCTGACACAGCTCGTCGGGTAGAGAATAGGACTGGCCTGCACGAGTCATACTCTCACAGCATGCCGAGGCTTGAAGGCACAATGGGCCGCTACGAGGTTCCTGTTAGCTTTGCAGCACAGAACCCTGCTGTTATGCGTGCATTAGGCGATGCTTACACTGTTCCAAAGTGGAGCGAAAAGACGCTCAGACTGACTAAGCCACGACCATTCTCTTATGGTGAGTTAATGAACGCCAACATGGATAGATCAGCTGGCGCTACTGGCACTATCCAGAAGATTGATCAAGAGGCTATCGACTCAGTTAACAAGGCTATCGAGTACAACAAAGCATTGATCGCTAAGTACGGCTCCCTGCCTACGGCTTTGGCGGCCGGACAGGTTATGGCTGACGAGAAGTCTGACGAGTCTAAGTACAACCCGTTTGCTAGCCTGGTCCGCAAGTACGGCTTTACTCAAGCTCAGAAGATGATCAAAGACATCCAGGCTCAGATTGATCGTAAGCAACAAATTAAAGACGACGCAGCCAAGATGGCCAGCTGGGAACGCGAATCTCATCGTGCGCCACGCAGCGATACACTGATTGACATTGGTAATTTCATCAAGGCAGACGAAGGTAATATCGGCCTGCTAGATGCTTTAGGTACGTCGTTAGAGAAGATCGGCCAGGGTATGGAGCTAGATACAGGTGATTATATATTCCCTGCGTTAGAGGTTGCTGCATTGCCTGCCATGAAGCCAAGTGTCAGCGCATTACGATCTGCAGCCACCAAAGGACAACCATTCAGGCACTACGTTGACGATGCTGTTATGTACGATCGTTACGGCAAGCGCATGGGCCAGAAGGGTGTTAGCGGCGCTGAGTTGCTCGGATCTGCGGCCGACGTTGGATTGAACACTGCATTCGGAGCAGCTACTCTTGAAGAGATCTTGCGGAAGCTGGCAGAACAATGACACCAATGGAAATGCAAGCTATCTTGGATGTTATCCAAGCAATGAACGACGGCAAGTACAAAGCCTATGGTGAGTACGTCGAGCAGTCGCCACGCATGAGCAAGCTTCGACCTGGTGAGCATGCTTTTGATTACGAGATCAAAGGCGACCCTGAGACCAAATATTATCTGTATGATTACTCGGAACCTAAACCATACGAGCATACTTTCTCAGAAACTGAGATAATGCAGATATTGAGCGCTTACAGCAAAGGCAAGATATATCGCCCGATGCAAGCAGAGCCTGGCACGCCAGCGTACACTCAGGAAGTTAAAGATAAGTACAAGGTGTTCTTTAGAGACTGATTATGGCCATTACTAACTATACAAATCTACAGACAGCGATCGCGGACTTCTTGAACCGAGACGATCTAACTTCTATTATCCCTACGTTCATCCAGATGGCTGAAGCGCAGATTAATCGCGAGATCCGCCACTACAAGATGGAGCAGCGCTCTAACGGCGAGCAATCTGGCGGCGATGAATGGATGCAAGTACCGGCTGATTGGCTAGAGACTATCCGTCTCCATGTTATTTCTGGCGGCACTTCTCCAGTAACGCTGACATCACGAGCTGCTATGGCAGATATTCGGGCTAAGAACGAGAACGTCTCGACTAAGGTTCCGTATCTCTATTGCCATTCAGACAGTCAGTTCGAGCTGTATCCAACTCCTACAGAGGACATGCAGTTTGAATTGTTGTACTATCAAAAAATTCCTGATCTGGCGACTAACAGTACCAACTGGTTGTTGACTGACGCACCAGATGTTTATCTGTATGGAAGTTTATTGCATTCTGCCCCATACTTAGCTGACGATGCTAGGATTGCAACATGGGCGCAAATGTACGCAGCTGCTGTACAGAACGTGAATATGTCGTCTGATAATGCTACCTATAGCGGTTCAGGCATCAAACTTAAATTGAGGGGATTAGGCTAATGTCTTTTTCAAACTTTCTCGAAACCGAGATTTTAGACCACGTTTTCGGTGGTAACGCATACACTGCGCCAGGTACTTTGTACGTCGGTCTTTACACTTCTAATCCTGACGAAGATAACTCAGGCACTGAGGTTTCAGGCGGTTCATACGCTCGCGTATCCGGCACATTTACCGTAACAGGTAATACGGCATCAAACGATGCTGCGATCGAATTTACAACAGCTACTGCCTCATGGGGTACTGTGACTCACATCGGTGTGCTAGATGCTTCATCTGGTGGCAATCTACTGTGTTACGCAGAATTGACCACTGCTAAAGCAATCGACACTGGCGATGTATTCCGCATCCCAACTGGCGATCTGGATATTTCGCTGAACTAAGATGGCTGTCTATAGCTCAGGCGAGTACAGCGCAGGCTCCTACAACATCGGGGGCGCTTACTTAGGCGCTTCTGTTATTTCTGCGTCCTCGTCTGGTAGTGTCACTGCTGTTATCGTTAAGAATACTGGCGGTACAGTAACTGGCACTTCTGCTACGTCATCACCAACGCCTACTCGTGTACGCGAATCTGGCGCATTGGCGGCAGGCGCAGCTTCTACGGCGGCTGTTGGCTACGACTACAACGAAGAAGTCGGTTATCGCACAGGCTATGGTCTAGCGCGATATGGCATTGATGTTTACGGCACAAACCCAACCGTTATTGAAGGGTCTGCCAGCGCATCAGTTGCCGCCTCTGCTACCGCTACCGCAGGACGTACACGAAATACGGCTGCACTGGTTGAAGCAGAAGCATCAAATACAGCAAACGGCGTTTACTCAATTATTGGAGCAGCGTCACTTACGGCAACATCGAGCTACCAAATATCGTATATTCGGATTAGAAATGTTGCTGTTGAGGATGCAGGCGCATCCACCGTTGGTACGTTTGCCCGCGAGAAGTGGGAACCGATTACCAACGACACAACTACTTGGACTAAAATTGCCGCTTGAGGATTTAACAAATGGCTGATACTACAACTACGAATCAAGGGTTCACCAAGCCGGAAGTTGGCGCATCAGCCGACACTTGGGGTACTAAACTTAACCAAAACTGGGATGACCTAGATACGCTT